AGACAGTGGACGCGTCTTGCCACTTCTCGGCGTACGCGGGTAGGGCTTTCAGCGCGACTCCATTCCAGTGGCTTCACGATTACCGTGGGGCTAAGACCAGTGTTCGACTGGAAAAGGTGGCTCCGCTCTCTACGGACGCAGGCAGCCACGCTTCTTTTGACTCGATGCTCGCCACGTACGTCGGCGGCTACGACATGTTCAGCGTGCCGATTACGAACGAGTTCAATCTGAAAGGCATACCGCCTGCAACGTATACGCTGTTCCTCTACGCGGACACGACTTCCGGCCCCAACGCAACCGACTTCTACGTTTCTGTCAACGCAGGTGCGCCAACAGTGCTGACCAACGCTCCAACTGGAGCAGGCACGTTTGTCGAAAACGACAACTACGTCAAAGTGAACCTCGTTCTAAGCAGTGACGACGTGGTCGCCGTTAAGGCGAACGGGTTCCTTTCTGGTCTGCAACTGAAGCGCGTATGAGCTGGCACGGGCTGTTTACCGTAATCCTTCTGAACGACGGTAGCCTGCCTGACTTAGCGCTGGCCCGCGAGAGCTTCAACAACCAGTCGTGGCCCCACCGTGAGCTGCTTCTGTCTGACGAAGGTGTGCCGCTATCTGTCACCTCTCAGCGTGCTCACGGAGAGTACTGCGTAGTTTGGAGGTCCAGTCTGGCGCAGCTCTATGCCTCAGACTGCCTTCTGAAAATCGCTCAGTGCGTAGCTCCAAGGCAGTTGACTGTGCTGCGCTGCTACGGCCAGCAGGTGGCATCCGCCTTTTTCCGGCGGGCGGCTCACCTTCTCGAATCTGACCAGCTTGAGGTTGTCGATGCGACTACGGTCGCTGTTGCCGATAGTAAACCGAAAGAGGAGCCGGTCGCATCCGAAGAGCGTATTCGCCGGAGAGACCGCGCTCTGGACGGTAGGATCAAAGTTGAGCGCTTGAGACCGGAGTCTGCTCTGGTTAAGACGCAGAGCCACGTGTGGCTGAACAACGCTATCGCGGTTTATCGCGGTCGTAGGCTGATGACCTACCGATCCGAGCATCAGCCCTATTGGCAGCATTCGCAAATCGGTATCTGCGAATGCTACGATAATTGGGTACCGGTGCCGAAAACAGCTAAGACGTTTGCGTGCCCACGAGCTGAAGACGCTCGGCTTTTTGTGCATGAGGGCGATCTTTACATGCCGTATACTGATAATAAGTTTCAGCTCCTGTCCAAGCTAAGAGACGACCTCGCCATCGACTGGATACGACAGTTTACAGAAGTGCCCGGAGTGGTTCTGCAAGCGCAGGAAAAGAACTGGAGTTTTTTCAGCCACTGGTCGGGCATTCATGCGGTTTACAGCATCAATCCACACAGTGTGTTGGCCTATCGGGACGGCCAGTTGCGGCTTTGTGCTGAGCAGGCGTGGACGTTCCACTGGCCCTACGGCGAATTGCGCGGCGGTGCGCCACCGGTTCTGTTTCAAGGGCTCTATTGGCACTGGTTCCACAGCTCTCATCGCATGGCCTTTGGCAGGGACGACTGCCGTTGGAACCTGAGCCGACGGTACCATGTCGGCGTGTATGCCTTTGAGGCGAAACCACCCTTTCGGCCCGTTGCCTGTGTGCGTTGGCCGGTGATAAGCGGTGCGGACAGAGAGCGGCGCTCGATGCCCGGAATCAACCGGCCCAGCGAGCACGCCGTAGTGTTTCCGTGTGGCGCAGTGCGCACGGAGACTGGGTGGTGGCTTAGCTACGGCGAAAATGACATTCGCTGCTGCGTGGCATTCGTGCCTGACTCAGTTGTGTTTGAGACCCTGATTTGGCTATGAAAATCGTTAGCGACTGGTACTACCCTCTGCCAAAAGGTTTTTGGGAAAACTGCTGTGTAAACGACCCGCTGGAGTCTCCGCCGCTACGTGCGCTGGAGCGCCTGTCTGGCGCTCACGAGTGCCACGCCTTTACAGCCAGCACCGAAGAACAGTGCGACCGCGTCATCAATGGCGTAGCGTACCATACCCGTTCAAGCTGGACAGAGTGGCTGCCTGAGATTGCCGCTATGCAGCCTGATGTGATCCTGAGCAGCGGCTTCCTGAGTGTCTCGTACGAAGTGGCCAAGGCGGCTCCGAAGGCCAAGACCGCTGTCTTTTTGCACTCTGACCCAGCCAGCATGTTTCTGACCTGCGGCTGTGACGACCGCTGGAAGATTTTTTCTGCGTTGATCACGCCTTTGGACTACGGCGTGCGCGTCATCAAGCGGCTGCTGCCGGACATGCGCGTGGAGGTTATCCCCTGTGCGGCAAACACTGCTTTGTGCCGGAAGTACCACAAACCGATGTTAGAAAAGCGCCTCATTGCGTGTGGGGCTGGTTGGCACGAGCGCAAAGGTGCGTCCTACTCCAACAAGGTCTTCGACTCTGTTCGCAACGACTTTAACCGGCCTTGCGGGGTGCTCCTGTGGGGGTTGCCCAAGTTGCAATTTTTCGAGGCGATGGCGGACTGCAAGCTGCTTTTCTTTCCGTCGTACGGTGAAGGTACCGCGAGAGCCGTAACGGAAGCGGCTGCGGTGGGGACTATGCCGGTTGTACCGCTTGAGTCGGCGTCGAACTGCGAGCACGTGCGCAAACTTGGCGGTGTCGCAGTTCCTATGGGCATGTACCTGTCGCCTACGCATAACGAGCAGTTCGCGGTGGACTTTACTGTGCCGCCCCGCGAGATGGCCGAGAAGTTGATCCGTCTGGCTGACAGTTTGACAGAATACACGCCTGACGTGGCGTGGTTCGACGCCGAAAATGAAATTAAGCTGTTCGTGCAGCTCGCTGAAACCCTATGAGCGACTACGATAAGGTTCTACTAGAAGCGCTCTCCGGCGGCACGGTTGGCGGGATGCAGAACATCAGCTCTCTGGTCGTGCTAGCCCATCTGGCAATGCAGGCTGAATCATTGCCCGGAGACTTGGTCGAGTTCGGCTGTGCTGAAGGCAGAACAGCGCGCCTGTTGGCCACGGTTTCGACCAAGTTGGTTCACGTGTACGACAGCTTCAACGGCCTTCCAACCAAAGACCCATTGGACGGCAACAGCGAACAGTTCGTAGAAGGAGCGATACGCACCTTGCCTGAGACTGTTATCGCAACATTTGAGGCTGGAGGACTGGAGCCGCCTGTCATCCACAGCGGCTGGTTTTGCGATCTTACGGACAGCGACATGCCAGAGCAGGTAGCCTTTGCGTTTTTGGACTGCGACTTTTACCATAGCATGTTGGACGCGCTGGCGCTGGTTTACCCCAAACTTTCGCCCGGAGCGGCCCTAGTCGTCCACGACTATCATCACCATGAGCTACCGGGGGTTAAAGTTGCTTGTGACCAGTTTATGGATGGTAAGCCTGAGAAACTCGAACCTGTATACGGCGCGAAGGGCTACGAGGTTTTTCGGATGTTTTACAAGCTATGACGCTGATTTTCGGGCTCCTGTACGACGACGGGCTTCTGCACCGGTTCTTGCGCTACTATGCGCAGCTCGGTGTTAGCCGATTCATCTGCCAGCTCCACGATCCGCTGATTCGTGACCGCGTTGAGGCTGTCTTGGCGGAGTACGACTACATCCTGCGCATCTCAGAGTTCGGTCTGTTTAACGGACTCAAGGACTCTCTAAGCCAAGACGTTGTCCGGCTAGAACATGTGAGCGCCAACGCGTGGTACGCCGTTGCGGACTTGGACGAGTTCCACTACCACCCCGGCTATCCAACTTTGGAGGCTTTGCGCGCTGCGGTTGAAGCCGCCGGTTGTGACTATGTCCACGGGGAGTTTGTGGACCGTATTGCACAAGACGGCAGCATTCCACGCCTATCCGAAACGGAGTCGCTAGACAGCCAGTTCCCCCTCGCAGCGGATGTGACGAAGATCATTCTAGGCGGCCTGTGCTCGAAGGTCATGCTGGCTCGTGGCACGGTGCCTATCGGGACAGGGCACCACAAGGCCGCCGGTAAGCCGTTTCCGCTTCCGTGTGAAGTGCATCACTTCAAGTGGGCGGGTTCTCTGATGCTCCAGCGCCTTCACGTGCGGATGCGGGCCTACAGGGATCAGGGCTTGGGCTGGTATGTGGAGCCGGAGCGCTTTTTCCGGCATTTTGCAGAGCACCAGCGCATAGACATTGAGCACCCGGCGCTGAAGGTGCGGCGCGCCGCCGTGATTGGGGCCTAGCCCGGCACGACGCTCGGCGGCATGGGCTTGGGCGGTTCGGGCTGCGGGGGGCGCTCTGTTTGACGGGAAGCCCACGCGAGCCCGAAGGCTGCGTTGGCGCTCTGGTCTACAATCGGTGGTGCGTGGCGGTCGCGGCCAGAGTACTTTTCCGCAGCAGCAATCTTGTCGTTCAGCGTTTCCATCGTTCTTAATATACCATGAAGATCGGACTGGCGCTGAAGCAAGAGATCGAGAACACCTTTCAAATGGTGCCGTCTCGGGCCACGTCGGACGAGGTCACCTTCCTCTGCCCGGAGCCCGGCTGCAACGACAAGACCGGCAACCGCAGCGTCAACCTGAACAACGGCAAGACCAACTGCTGGCGCTGTGGAAAAGGCGGCAACTTCATAGGATGGGCTCGGCGGCTGGGCTACCGTTTTTCCAACGAGGGAGACCTCTCTGGCGGCGGAAGCATGACGGACTTTGTCGAGACGCCCACGCCAAAGACGCTGCTTCCACCTGTCCAGCCCATCGCGTTGCCCAAGGGTTACCTGCGGATCGTGGACGAACCTGAATCCGTATACACGCGGCTGATCAAAGCGATGGCTGAGCGCAAAAACCTGACACTGGAGGACTTCATCGCCGCCAACGTGGGGTTCACGCGGGTTCACCCGGTTTGGGAGTCGTTTGCCATCTTCCCGGTGGTGGAGCGCGGCGTGGTGGTGTACTACCAAGGCCGCACCTACATCGACGAAGCGGACAAGCCTACCAAGCGCTTTCCGAACCGGCAGGAACTCAAGTACGGGGCGCGCTACTGGGTCTACAACATCGACGAAGTGCGCGAGCGCGAACCGGGTATCGTGATCGTGGTCGAGTCGATTTTGAACGTGCTCAGCCTCAAGTGGAAGCTGGCCCAGCTTGGCTGGGACAAGGAGGTGGTGCCGGTCGCGGTGTTCAAGCACAAGGTCAGCGCGGAGCAGTGGATCAAGCTTACGCGCTGCCGGGGCGTGAAGGAGGTCTGTCTGATGTTTGACCACGATGCTACGGACAAGGCGTGGGAGTCCAGCTACACGCTGACCAACCGAACTACCCTCACGGTTGCCGAGATGCCCGAAGGCCCGGACAACAAGAAGCTCGATCCGAATGACGACGTGGAAGAAGCCATCCGCGTGTTTGAATCGCGCAAGTTGTATACGGTAGGTGATGCGCTGGGCCACAAGCTCAAACCCGCCGTCCGCCCATCGCTTGTGGGCACCCGCTACGTGTAGTTTGCCGTTCTTAGTGGCATGAAGAACTTCAGAGATTGGCAGGTCCGCGTATTCGGCCACCGAGTCATGGTTGAGCGCGTCACCGAACGGCAGGGCAGCATCATCGTGCCTCAGAGCGCCGACAACCTTTACCAAATCGGACGTGTCGTGTTCGTGGGCAACGGCCAAGACCCCGAGTTCGTTGTGTCCGCCAGAGGCGCGGGCATTATGCGTGTTCGGCCAGAGCCAAAAGAGTCGCTGGTTGCGGTGGGAGACCTCGTCTACTTCCAGACGAACATGATCATGGCCGCGCACCAGCAGTACGAGTACGGAACCGAAGCTTACCTCAGTCTCCACCAGACTGAGCTGATTGCGCGGCTGGCGTCCAACGTCGTCAACTACGACAATTTCGAGCCCTTGGGTGAGTGGGTGCTCGTACAGCCGCACAAGCGCGAACAGGACAGCCGGATTGTCGTGCCTGACACCGTCAAGGCCGGGGCCTTCATTTACTGGACTCTGGCCAAAAAGAGCGTTGTTTCTCAGTTGAGCGTCCAGCTTGGCCAAGAGATCATGGTCAACACGGGCCGGATCAACCCCATTTTCATTCCGACGCTCGACATAGCCACTGCCGAGACCAAGCACACTGAGTTCTCGTACATCTCGTCGGAAAACATCCTTGGCGTCGTGGACGAGGGTGCATAGTCGGCCTGAGACTACGGGTGGGGCCTACATCGCTGCCGTTCCGTGTCGCGGCCAGCTCCAGTGGTCACGCATTCATTTCCGAAGCTGTCGGGGCACGGCGATCAGGCGCGAGTGCCCGGTTTGCGGCTACAGGGACTCGTGGAACCCGCAGAGCAAAGCCTTCGAGACCGTTCAGCCTAATCCTTCTCCCGGCGGCCTTCTAGCGTGGCTGGCGGCCTACCAGTAGTTATGGCGTGACGCAAGTCGGAATCAACTGGGACACGCTGACCTACCGGCCCGGCGATACCCTCAAAGCCAGTATCTTCCTGAGCGACCCGCAGGGGCTGCCTCCTCGCTCTCTGTCGTGGGTTCTTCGCCACAACAACAATACCATTGTGGCCACAGGGGGTGGCACCGTTGTCCGCTATGAAAACGCACAGCACGGGGTCTACAGGCTCACGGTGACCGCCGCTGACAGCGCAGGCCAAGGGTCTGCGGCAGAAAGCGCTGTGGTGGTGTCAGGAGGCGAGGAATCTCGGGTGGCTGTGGTTCCTTTGGGGGTGGGCAGCACGTCGATGTACTTGGGGGCACTGTTCAGTACTGAACAGCGCACGGGAGCCGGGTCTTCTCCCGTTTTGCCGTTCCAGATTTCGTCTTCCACGGAAGACATCTATCTCCTGCCCGGCACCACGCATTTCAGCCTCGATCTCGACCCGAACCAAGGCGCTGTAGACGACGAAGTGGTCGTCCGTACGAGGCTGGGCAACTGGGCTCTGGTAGGCTTTCCCGCCGGGCTGAACGGCGAAGACATCGGCTACGACTACACGACGGATCACCCGCTCATTCCGGCACCTGCGGACCTCAAGCTCCGCGTGGCCGTTGACGCCTTCAAGGTGCATGGAAGCTCATTCGCGTCCTCCAACTTCCGTGTGCGGGTCAAGTGTTGGTGTGCCACAGGGGCGCAGATATGGCAGTACGACCAGTGTGCCTACTCGATGCACCCCGGAGGTGAAGGTTTGCGCCAGCGGAAGTTTGCTGCGCTCTTCACAGGCGTCGAGCTGGAGACGGATGTGGACGCCCGGCAGGATCGCCTATTTGCGAGCGGGCAGGTGCTGTACACGACGCCGGACGTAACAACCATACCGGCGGGCGCGCTCGCGCCTACGGGCGCTCCAAACCCGTCAGACAGCGCCACAGGCATGTTTTTCACCGACTCCAACGCGTACGCAACGTACGAGTCTGAAGACCATCTGGAGATCGAAGCCAAGGCTGTCGCGGCCATCGAAGGTGTTCGGCCCTTCTACGTCAGCTTCCAGATGCCGGGCTACCCTTTGATCGTTCAGCGCGTCAAGCGCCTGTACGGCAATCTTGTCGTATACGCGAATGGAGGGCCACTAGACGTGAACGCCGTGGTGACGATGGACATTTCCACCGGCACAGGCGATAAGCGCTACACCTTTCGGGTGGCCGCCAGAGCTGTTTACAGCCCTGATCCAGACCTTTTCGTGCGGTGTGGCTCTGTACCGATTGACTTGTCAGACTTTCAGTTTGGCTCCACCGGTATAACGGTAGCCTTTGCGGTCAACTACAGCTACAGCCCTGCGTTTTACCCGGCCATCAGTGGAACGGGCACTCTGCCTCCCGAGTGGGGGCCGGACAGCATCTACGCGAGCACCTATGGGCGCAGCGTGAAGTACGACGGAGCCTGCTACAGCAACCCGCAGTCCGTGTCTCTGATTGAAGCCGAAGCGGTTGTGCCTGTTGTGACCTCCAACGGATGCGCCAGTACCGATTGTGGCCCTGTTGGCATCTATTGCTACGACGCGGTTGAGGCCCCGGTGGAGAAGGTGACTGTGCCGCAGCCTTACCAACAACCGGCACCGTACATTGCCTTTGGCAGCAACCCAGCGCGCTGCTTCTACAATCCGGTGCTGACTACTGAATACGGAGGTACGGAATACGACGCGCTGGACATCAGGTCGTATACGGATAGCTCGCTCTGCGGCAAATGGGGCCGGTACCGCCGCTGCGGCTCTCCGACCACCATTTTGACGGTGGTGTACCCAACTGTGGCCTCACCCCACAGTTTCATCAGCTACGACTCGAAGTGCTACCAGTACAACGGCACAACGATTCTCAGCACGGGGTCCACAACTTTCGTTTCGGTAGGCAGCGTGTCTCCCGTGGCCAGTTGCAGCGACGCACTCTGCAACGGTTCCAATGCAGCCGGTGAGAGCTACCTCTACAGAGACGCGGAAACCGGGCAGCAGGTCAGCGTGCGTTTTCCACATCTCGACGTTGGCGTTCCGCACTTTGCTGTCTCGCCTTCCGTCGTGGATAGCGGAGTTTCCGGGCTCTCTGAGGGGAACAGCCGCATCCTGTTTCGTCAGGCAGGCCGTAAGCGCATCAGCACCGTCTCCGGCGCGGGTGACCTTCAGTTGGCGTTTGCTTCAGCGGCGGTAGCAAAGTCGGTGCTTGTCTACCGGGGTGGCGCGCTCGTGGCGTCGTACCCACTATCGGTCTCAGAGTCTAAGCTTACCATTCCAGTGCTCAGCGGTGACGACCTATGGCTCGACGTGTCGTCGGGAGGCCGAGTTCCAGCTAAGATGGTGGGTGCCAGCGTCGTCGCAAGTTGGGCACCGGTTGTGCGGCTGCCGCGTGTTTACGATACCGGCACGGTCAGCTCTTCTGGTTCAGTCAAGGCGGTTGGCTTCTGCGGGCTTACGGACCATCAGTCGTACGTCTTTTTTGGGACGCTGCCTGCCGAGAACATGACCGGGGATGTCGTGAACCCCGACACGCTCGTTACGGTTCAAGGCTCAGGGTCGCCTGAGTATTGGCTCGTCCGCAGCCGGGCTATTGGTGACCTGACTCCTTCTGCGCCTACAGGAGTCTTTCCCTACGCCGGAGAGACTTTGAACAGCCCAATGGTGTTCAAGTTCTACGCGGTTAGAGAAGTCCAAGGAGCCCACGGGGAGTTCGATGTGTGGCTTGGCGCTAACGGCACGTTTCCGGCACATCTGAAGCTCGACGATTTCCGTGTGATCAGCGCGTCAGGAACGTCTTACCAACGCGACGCGCAGATCGGTGATACCAGTCGTAACAACGTCGTGGTGACCGGGTCTCCCACGGGTATCAGGCTCCCGCGCATGTTCGTGGCCGACGACGGCCAGCTCATTTCTTCAGACGCGGATGGCGTCACAGAGGCCGCAGTGTACATCGGAAACAAGCTCTTCACCTCCACCGGGCAGGTGGACACCGGGCTTTCGAGCCAGATTTACCGGGACTTGGTCAGCTACCCTCCAGTCGTATACGAAGGTGCTGTCGCTCAGGCAGGCAATCCCGGCCCGCTGACGATCTGCACAAGCACGAACGAGATTTACGCTTCGGACAACTTCGTCAACCGCGTGCTAGTCAGTGACGCGACAACGCGGGTGCCCATTGCGAATATCGCAACGTCTGGCCCTGTACACAAGATCGACTACTGTCCGACGACTGACCGGGTTTTTGTGGTTGATGACACGCCTTTGGGCGGAACCTACTACGTCATCAACCCCCACACGCACGCAGTCGAGTCTACCCACACGGTTTCCCCTGCCGTTACGCTTGTCGATGTGCGCTATTGCCCGGACGACGGCTTCATGTACTTGATCGGGTACGGTGTGCCCACCAACAGCGACAATACCTTCTTCCGGGTGGACCCGGTTAGCTACGTGTATACATCGTACGCTTCACCGACGACTGGAACCGAGAACGCCCTGCTCTACGTCCCCGATACGCGTGAGATGTGGGGCGTAAGCCACGGCTGGTGCTTGAACATCGACGACTTTTCCTTCCGCCAATACAGTAACTTCGGAGCTTTTGACGCTGCCTACGGTGACCACAAGGTCTATCTGAAGTTTTACACTCAAACGTCAGTGTTTGACCCGGTGCGGGACACGACGCTTTCGGCGGTGAGCCTTACCTATTCCACAGGTGGCGCGGCTTTCCACCCGATCAGGAAGCGCTTTTACACCACAGTTCTCGACGCTTTTGGGTCTTTGGACACGTGGTACACAACGATTACTCCGTACGGGGCGGCAGACAACAGCATTCCGGGTTATCCGGGCAGTCAGAACTGGTTCGTGTACAACGCGGTCACAAAGAAGGTCATAGGCGGCATGGGTCCGCTTGGATACCCGAGCATTCTGGTGAGCCTGACGTAGTCGGCCCGAGCTGCTGGTGGAGCACCTGCTGAAGCGTGGGGTTCGTGTCGGCCATCATCTGGATGACGCCCATTACTTGCGCGATCACGTAGTTTTGAACGTTGGAGGTGTTGTCCGGCACTTCGACGTACACGGGTGGACCGCTGAACTGTCTTGAGCAGACCACCTGCACAACCATGTCGCTCCTGATTGTTTCACCGAGGATTTTCACCGTGGCACTGCGCGCCGCGAACTTCTTCTCGTAGCGGTAGCCGACGTGGGAAGTCACATACGCAATTAGGCGTGGGTCGCGGATCGAGACGTCGAACATGAACCCGGAGTGCTCAAAGCTGATGGCGTTGCTGGAGTTCTCGATGGCGTTGCAGCGGAAGCCATGCCGGACGAAGAACTCGTCCAGACGGCGTAGAGCGCTCACGCACGCGCTGTAGCGGTTTTCGGGGGCTGTCAGGGGCTGCGGCGGCTGCTGCGGCGGCTCCCACTTGACGACTTCGCCTCCCGGCCCGGCTATGAACCCAATTTGCTTCTGCGCGCCCATGTTGAGTAGAACAAAAAGGCCGCCCACGAAGGGCGGCCTCTGATCTTGATGGCAGGCGAGCTTAGACGGTGATGCCACCGGGGTTGATGATACCCGCGCCTGCGTTGGTGATGCCGCCGCTCGTGGTGGTCGGGCCGCCGACAGAGCCCCACTTCTTCTGGAGTTCAGCCTTGTTGAACGCGTCATCGTAGCCCCAGCCCTTGCGGCCCGAGGCGACAATGTCGATCTGCGCGTTGCGCAGGTCGGCCTTGTTGCGGATGACCGCCGAGACGTTGACGGTGGTGCTGCCGGAACCGAAGAACGCCACCCGCTTGTTGAGCAGGACGTAGCTCTTGGTGATGGAGCCACCGGGGGCAACGGTAAAGGCCGCTCCGACGAGAGCGAACCCTGACGGGCTGGACGTGCCGTCGTACTGCATCAGCTTGATGTACGCCTGATTCGGCCCGGTGTTCTCGAACACGAAGTCGATGTTGCCGAGCTTGTCGTTGGCGGACTGGGCATACGCAGCGAAGACTGTCGCGTCTGTTCCAAATCCAACGCTTGATAGTTGATTCATACTTTTGACTGTGGTTTCTGTTGCTGCCAGCCGCACGACTGGCGTTCACCCGTAACCACGTAATGCGCACCTTCCGCGCCTACGGCAGTTGGTGCCCGATTGTCTTAGATGTATCACGTTTCGCCTCTGGCCAAGCTGAGCCCGATTTCCAAAAGCTCCTGTTCAGCGATCTCGATGCCCTGTTCGCTCGGCGGCAACCGCGTCATGTAGCGCTGCATGGCTCCTTCGAGTGACCAGCCAGACTCCGCCAACGTTCCACTACCGCCTTCAGCTCCGACTGTTTCGTAGGCATAGACAGCCTCGAAGCGGTTCGAGTACGGCAGCGCAAACCACTCTTCGGTCTCGGCGTGGTTGGCGAGGGTCACCCTCCAGCGGTCTTCACTCGCAGGATCAAAACCTGCTTTGAACCCTGCGAGCGTGCTGTTTATGTATACGGGAAAGGCCCCCGTCGCCACCCACTCGACGGACAGGCTGTCGAGGTCCACGAGGGCCACGCGCTTAGCCTCGTCCGCCTCGCCCCAATTCTGTTGGAACGGCGAGCCGACATAGTGTATACGGGACGTGAAGCTCTGCGGTTTGTGAATGTGGCCGAGCAGCGCAAGGTCGAAGCGCTTGATGATTTCAAACGGAACTCCGGTTACGGCGGGGCCAGAGTTTAGAGCCGACCCTACAATCTGGAAGTGACCGAAGAGAACCTTGGTAAACTTCCGGTACTTCATCGTCTGCGTGTCGAGCCACCGGGCGAGCTTATCGTGGTCGTTGTCTTCCGGGTACGACACGAAGAAGAGGACTCTGTTGCCGCCGTGCTGCACGATCTGGTTGTGCAGCACGTTGAACCTGCCGCTGAACATTCGGCCCACGTCTACTGAAGCGTTACGGAGGTATTGCTCGTGGTTGCCTATGATCTTGAAGTTCGTGTCCAAGACTGGAAAGGGCTCCAGCCCGGCTATGACGGCGTCGATGACGGGCACGGGTATGGCTGTCCGGTCGTCAGTTGTGTCGCCAAGGTCTACGAGGCCAGCGCACGCATTTTGAGTGAAAACGCTGTACAGGTCGCGGTAGAACTTCCTGACGCGAAAAAGCTGGAGCGGCGTGTTCGGGTCGTTGAAACAGCGCTCGTCGCCGTCTGTGGCTTGGAGGTCCGCGTATACGAGTAGTTTCATAGTTTACACTTTAGGCTGACAGCGCTATGCCGGTGGCGTGATGCAGTTCATCCCACATAGAACGCAGCGGTTTCTAACCTTGGGCGATCTGGTCTCCGTGATCTACGGCAACTTGCCGAAGCCTTCAGCGCGAAAGTTCCTTCAAGCGCTGGCTGACGCAGGGCGTATTCGCATGAGCGGAGTCAAGGTCTGCATAGGAGGTTGAAAATCAAGCGTATTTGGTGCGACTACCCCTTTGGGCGCAGATTTGGTTCTACTTGGTGTGGAACTTAGTTTGATGATAAAGCTGTACTCGCTCGCGATCAACGGCAAGCCCGTGTGTTCCGTCAGCGCCGAAGTTCCGCCGTGGCTGCCTGTTCAGCCCCACCTGAATCGGGTGTGGTTGCGGGGTCTGATACAGCAGGTGCTGTCCTCCCATTTCCGCTCACGTAGTTACTGGTGTGATGACCGAAGCCCATCTAGCCCGTGTCTTAATTGACGAGGCCGGGGACGCCGAGATCGACCCGAAGATCAAAGTGCTGATGACCCGCATCATGCACCAGATACACTCGGTTCCGTCCTTGGAGACTTTTCTCGTCGATGCCGGTGTGGTCCCTATGGACAATGGCGGCGCGGACATCCAGCTCGACTTTCTCCGCCTGCCTGAAGAGGTTGTTCCCCAGATCGAGCGTCTGCTGACGGCTGATTTCTTCCGGCAGCACAGGTGGACCAAGTACGTGAAAAATGGCCAAGCGCACATGGGCTTTCAGTTGATTCTGCGGCCCGATGACTTGCCCGGCGACGCGTACGACTACGCGTACTGATGCCTTCTGAAGTCGCCAAAAAAGTTGCGGGCACCTTCATTGCCGACCCCGGTGAGCCGAAGACGCCCGTGTTTGCGTGGTTGCAGAGCGAGTGCCGCGCAGGGTGCTTCGCTCACACAGTCAAGGCGTGGTGCAAAGAGCAGGCGGAACCTCTCGATCCCGCCTTACTCATCGTGGACGCAATCAGCTCAAACGGTATACAGGGCCACGTTCCCTGCCGCATAGCTGATCATGAGGCCACGAGCACGTTCTTGACCGAAGTCGCCTTCGTGCTCAACCCCAAGACCTCAATCGTTCTTCGGGCTGACCTCTAGGTTTTCGTTTGCGTGCTCGGGGTTTTTGTACTCCAGTCGCCCGGCGAGGTAGTCGAGCACGACTTTTCGGCAAAGCAGGCGCATCGTGCGCACCCCACGCGGCGGGTTGTCGTCGTGGAGCTTCTTGAGGGCTTTTTCGTGCTGCGGGCTGACGCGGAACGACAGCACCACGGTTTTTACGGCGGAGCCTTTCTTTTTTGGCATATACGGTAAGAACGGGAATCCGTGGACGGATACCCCGTGTTTTGGTTCTTGGTAGTTAACGTATGGCGACGAACACCGCAGCGACCAGCCTGTTCAAGTACCTCGGCCTCACCGGAAGCTCCGGGGTGCGCACGGGTTCTCTCGTTCCACGAGCGGGCACTGCCGACGCGGAGCAGCGTCTTTGGCAGGAGTTTCAGGACGCGGGCCGGGTAGCTGACCCGGACATTTGGACACGGTTCAACACCGTGATGAAGCGCCCGACGACGTTCGAGGCGATGCTCCAGTTGTGGGACGAGATGAGCCAGTGGGACTTGATCGCGGCAGCGCTGGTTGAAATCACGGATGAGGCCACCCAGTCGGACGCCAACTCGCCGGGCACGCTCTGGTACCAGTGCAACGATCAGGACTTTGAGGAGGAGCTGAACGACATGCTCCAGCGGCTGGACGTGGAGTCTATCCTGCCCTCGCAGGTCTGGCATCTTGCGTCGCTGGGCAACCACTTTGAAAAGCTGGAGTACGCGCCGGTAGAGGGCGTACTCGGCATGAGCTTTGTCCACCCTATGGACATGCGGCGCTATTGGCTGGAGCGCAACCGCAAGTGCATAGGGTTCAGGTGGCACGGGCACAAGCCCAACAAGGAGGACGTGTTCGTGATGCCGGACAACGAGACCCCGGTCGAGCGGGTCTCCATGACGGCTAACCAGAACATCGAAGACCTGTGGTACCCGTGGGACTTTCTGCACTTTCGGCGGATGTTCCGCATGAGGATCAGTGAGCACGGCGAGCCGGTGTTTGCCGAGGCTGACGGCATCTACAAAAAGCTGCGCATGGCCGTGGACCAGATGGTGGTCCACCGGGCACAGGTCCAGCCTGTGCGCTACGCCATCAACGTGGACGTGCAGGAGCAGCCGCCCATCGAGCAGATGAAGACCATTCAGCGCTGGCGGCAGACGCTGCGGTCCAAGATGGCTTTCGGTCAAACGGGCGCGCCCAACGAGTTCAATGCGGCCACGGACTTTCAGAGCTTCTACAACGCATGGGCGCTCGACACGATCATCTACCTTGCCCAGCCCAAGGGGTTCAACAACACGATCCAGCAGTTGAACGGCACCCAGCAGGTGCCTGACGTATACGACATCGAGCTTCTGACCGATCTCTTCTACTCCATCATCGGAATGCCCCGGTCGTGGTTCGGCAGCCAGCGCGATGAGGGCGGCAACGCTCCATCGGGCAAGGCCCTCTTGGCGCAAGACATCCGGTTCCTGCGCAAGATCAAGTCGATCCGCCGCCCGATCATCAACCAGTACACGTGGCTGGGCTATTTCCATGCGATTCTCAAGGGCATGTCTGTGGAGACGCTGGACATCAAGGCCATGATGTCGCCCATTGGCTCGCTCGAAGAGCAGATGAAGATGGAGCTGCTCAAGATGCAAGCCGAGACGTTGCAGGTTCTCGGCGACGTGATGGAGCAGTACAGCCTGCCCAAAGAAGCGTGGATCGAGGTCATTTTCAAGCGGTACATGCACCTCCCCGACGATGTGGTTCACGTTTTTCTGACGGCCCTACCAGCGGAGGTTGGAGCCGAGCAACAGTCGGAGAGCAAGAAAACAAACGCACCGTATACATTCAAGATAATTCGTCAGATTGAGGAGAAATTGGCAAAAACTCCGGGTGCGCTGGAGCTGATTGGCCAGTTGAAGGAGGCCGTATACGGCGAAGAGCCACGTGCGCGCAAGGTCGGCAAGAAGCGCACCGTGCAAGAGTTTGTGGCCATGCCCTCCGTCAAGGAGCGCGACGTGGTCATCTCCAGCTTTGGGCGGCACCCGCTGGAGCTGGGTCGGTCTACCGGCGGGGCATCGACGACCAAGGCGAACCTGATGGACTCGGTCCAAGCGCCTCAAGGGGCTGAGCCCCCGCGCCCAATCACCGAGGCCATGAACGGCAACGGCTGGGAGCAGTACCGAAAATGGGTTAAGGTCTAATGATCATCGTCACCGATTACAGCGGAGTTGACCTGTCCCAAAACCCGCCTGCGGACCAAACGCTGACGGCGGGCGGGGCTGGGGTCTCGTTTGCCATTCAGGCCAAGATCACCGAGACCGATACGATGCTGCCATTTCAGTTTCTTTCTGGAACTGTGGACTGGCGCGACGGTTCGCCGCCCACAGTTCTTTCGGGCAATGGCACGATCACGGTGGACCTTCAGCACACGTACCAGCCCGGCCAGTACGTCGTTTCAGTATACGCGCACGACTATGCCTCTCCTGCGCCCAGTGAAGCACAGGTCAACTTTTTGGTCTCAGTCGAGGCAAGCACGCTCATCGCGCAGCCGAGCAGGTTCGTGTACGGGCCTATCTTGCCACGTGATAGCGGCTTCCCCGGCCCGCAGGACTGGCTTTTCAACTCGTCGAGCGACATCTTCATTCTGGAATCTTCGGTGAGGATGCTGCTCAGCACCACCAAGGGCGAGCGGATTATGGAGCCGGACTACGGAACCCAAATCGTCCGCATTCTCTTTGAGACCAATGCCCAGAGTATCGAGCCCTTGATCCAGCAGGAGATCGTGGAGGCTATCGCGAGGTGGGAGCCTCGGGTTGAGCTTCAGAGCCTTGTCATTGAGCGTGATCCCAATAACCGCAGCGTCACCGTTACGCCCACGTTCTTATCCAAGTTGAGCCAGCGTGGTTTTCAAACGACGCTCCAGTTCACGCCATAGCATGACGGAAGTAACGCAGACAGTTAATCGGCGAGAGTTCATCGCCAAGTTCATGCGCGACTGCGGGGTGACCTACAGTCAGGCGTGCCGCATTTACGAAAGCATGGTCTCGGTGTTCGAGGATGGCGTAGTCAGCGGCTCGAAGATCAGGGTAGGCCGGGTCGGAGCGCTGATTCCAGTTTGGCGGAAGCCCCGAGAAGTGACGATGCACTTCCGCGTGGAAAAGGGTGGTCGTGTGAAGAAGACGCGGCGCACCTACACGCTGGACGGCAGGTTCGTCTTCAAGTTCAACCTCTATCGCCGATTCGTCGATACCCACAATCTCAGGTGGTTCTTGGACTTTGGCGGTACCAGTAGTTAAAGCGTATGGCCATAAAACCACTTGAACTGCCGACTTCCGCCGGGCTGGCGTACGGCCAAGGCGATGTTCGGCACTTGGCTGAAGGTGACGACCTGTCCGTTCCGTCGGTTTCAAATCCGACGCGACAGCTTGCCGAGCGCGACAACCTCCTCCAGCAAAAGCTCAACGAGGCTATCGCCGTCATCAACAACACGGAGCAGTTTGCGCCTTTGCCGGTGGTTCGTACCACGCTGCCGCCAAACGACGAGACGGTCGTCATCAACTACCGTATACCGGCTGGTTTTGAGTCCCGCGTGCTCAACGCGAGCATCGCGTCTACGCCTTCGAGCACGGACATTGAACTCAACGTCTACTACAACACGGGTTTTGGAGGCTCGACCGGTACGGCTATCGTTACGACCTCAACGGAGTTCGCCGGAGGCGTCCAGTTTTACCAAAGCGGCGAGTTCATTGTCTCGCTGAAGAACAAGGGTGCGATCACGCTCGACTTGGTGGCCTCTGTGCTGCTGACGATTCGCCCTCTAGGCGCGCAGGGCACACTGCTCGTTGGCAGCGTCATCTCAGGTGAGCAGGGGCCTCCGGGTGTAGCCGGGCCTCCGGGGCCTCCGGGGCCTACGGGCTCAGGCGGGGCGGGTTCCCCCGGCATGGTCTGGACTGGCGCGTGGGACATCACGAAGGCGTACAACCCAAACGACGTGGTCTCCTACACGACGTATGGCACGGTGGTCTCGTCCTACATCTGCCGCGCTGGCAATACCGGCGTTGATCCCACAAGCACAGCAATCATTTGGAATCCTGTGGCGCTTGCTGGGGGCCTTGGCGCACCCGGCCCGACTGGGCCATCAGGCGGCAGCGTGGTGTTCAGCGCCAGCGAGATCAGCGTAAATGGCGTGCTGACGGCGGGGACTCCGTTCACTGGTGGCGTGTCTCCACAAAACGCAGAGTACACGAGCGGAGCTGTGACGGCTCCGGGCAACACGGCCAACGTGCCCCTGCATGAATCATTCTTCGGGCTGCCTAGCGGCACACCCAAAGGCATCACCGTGTTGAGCGGCGCGATACGCACTTACTTCTGCGGGTTCGGTACGCTGACGCTCCCCAAGATTATAGGCGGAGCACAGGTTGACTACAGCAACAGCGCGATCAGCTTGACGGTGTGCGCCAACGGCACAAGCCTGACTGCGCCGATGAGCCAGCAGTGGAGACCTGTTGAGTACCGAAAGAACTCGACGGATCAGTACTTGGTGATCGTGAACTCACCCAACCCTGTGCCGATCCTCGCCGTCGTTAACGGGGCTCAGGTGGTCTGAATTACACCCGCTTTGTAGCCTCGGTGCGCGCAGGTGGGCCAGTGCGTTTCCACGGATTTTGCGACGCGCTTCATGTAGAGCTTGGCAGCGGCTTCAACACCGTCCTGCCTGTAGCTCTCCAGCACTTCGTTCGTGAATGCCTCGAACCACGGCTGCTCAACACCGTCTTTAAGCATTTGGGCAAGCAGGATGTTGCCTTGGCGGAGGTACCACACGAGGGCTCGGCGGCACTGGCGGAAAATCTGTTGTTCGACTCGGCCAATGGTGGCCCATTCCTCTGGCGACAGCCTGCGGGTGATGTTGGCCTGCGTGCAGAACCAGCAGCATCCGGCGTGGTCTTTTATCTGAACCCAGACGGTGGGTGTAAAAGCCTGCGCGCCGCCGACGCTCGTGTTGTCAACGAGAAGGCGCATGTAAAACTGGCCGCTGTTGTCGCCGCCCGGCGCTTTAATGTCGAAGTATACGGTAAAAGAGCCTATACCGGCCAAAGAGCCAAAGGCGGGGGACGGCGTGCCTGTGTTGCTCTTAACACCAGTGTTACCGTAGTTGTTGTAGACAGCCGTGACGTCGTCCCAGACGGAACCGTTGACCGAAGACTGCCACTTGTACGTGAACGGCGGCGTGCCTGCGACGGTTGAAACAACGCTTGTATACGTAGGGAACGACTCACCGCCACCGGGTTCGATATGGAGGATGGGGCTGCTCGGCGTAGGTAGGTGGTAGCTGCCCGATCCTCCACCCACAAGGGTCCACACGCCTAGACCGGTGATGCGCGGCGTCTGCACGGGTCCGCCGGAGCGCAACGAGCATGGAACCTCGTAGCCAACGTCGTTGATGAAGAGGACCACGACCTGATCGCCGACGATGTAGCCTCCGCTGTCGTAGCTGTTTTTCGGGAAAGCGGCCATGCCGCCGTGGGCCTCCCAGTGGCCAAGCCGGGTGTGGGGCACGAGTACGTCGTCATTGACTGATGCAATGCTGGCCGCCAGACCTGCGGCGAACTCGGTGACCCATGCTGACCCCTCTACGGCATTTTGGATGTCTGCGGCTACGCTGGGGTCGAGCAGGCCCGTCGTGGAAGCCTGCCCGGCGAGCGCGGTGCTGTTTGCGGGGGCATAGTATACGTTTCCGTTGACCGTAAAGCGCGCTTGGTACGCCCCGACTACGTCGCCGTGGTTGTTCTCGTAAGGCCCGGAGACCAGATTGATCCCGTGCGCCTTGGATAGCGACGTGTTGGCGTGGGCGTTCAGGTTTGAAGCCAGCTCGTCCAATCGGAAATTGATGTCTCCGATAGCTGCCTGCGTGATGATGCTTTTGTCCATCAGAATGGCCAGAATACGTCGTGTAGCTCAAACCCCGGTTCGCCCGTGTACCCGCCGGTACTTCCGATGGTGAGTGTGCCCGCTGAACTGACGACGCTTCCATTGCTGTTTTGCGCGGTGGCGTAGTACGCACCTGCAAAGGATGTCTTAACGCTCGGGAAGACAAGCTTCGAGGCTGTGCCTGTGCTCACTGCCACGCCGCCCTTGAACCAGCGGTAGCTGACGGGCGTGTCCGAGATAACGCCTACGAAGAACTGCGCCGGGTTTCCGGCGGCCACTACGACGTTCTGCGGCTGGCTGATGATTGTGGGAGGCGCGCCGGACACCACCGTTGAACCCGTGGCATTGATCGGCAGGATCAGGGGCAGGTCAACGCCGCCAGAGTCGGTCAGCGATACGCGCAGGCTGTAGACGGCGGATGTGTGCGCGGCAGCGTCAAGGTAGGGCGTCGCGTATACGAGCGACTGGTTGTGCTTCTCCCAGCCGCGAGTCGTGTGCGCAGCCACCCCGTCGCCGTAGCCCTTGACGGTTGCTGCGGACACGGCTTTGGCCGTGTCCGTGAGGATGCTGACGTTGACGCTCACGGCGTATACGACTTACTCTTTGGGCGGCTTGGGAACGCGGCGCTCCATCTCGACTTCGGGCGCGCCCTCTTCAGGCTCTTCGGGGAGGGCAGGGCCACCCTCTTCGCCGCCTTCTGCCGGGGCTCCGCCCATTGCCTCTTCCGGCGAGACTTCTTCGGCACCGGGCGGAAGGTCCGGCTCGCCAGCGCCTTCGGCACCCACTTCAGCGCCGGGTTCAGCGGCTACGGTCTCTTCGCCGGGCGGCATGGGGATCGGGAAGTCCTCTTTGCCCGCCGCAGCGCCTTCTTCGCGGGCCTTCTGGTCTTCCTCTTCCTCGCCGGGGCCGGGCACGCGCTGCATGTACCAGTCGAGTTCGGCCAGCAGCTCGTCGGTCATCGGATCGGCGTGACTGGCTTCCAAAGCTCCCCGCATGGCCTCAAGCTGGCCCCACGAGACTTCGAGCTTGTAGTCGTTGAAAGTGTTTTTGATTTTGTCGAGCTTCATACCAGTTTTTCCGTTCTATCTAACTACGCCGCATCCACCAGATGCCGTAAAGAACCAAAAGCATGAACCTCGTCACGTTCTCCGAGCCAGTGACCTGCGCCTTCAAAAAGAGCGCGGGCGGCATGACCATCACGTTTGAAGCAGGCCGAGAGTACTTGCTGGCAAACGCTCAGCTCGACCGGCTGATGCAGGACGAGAACGTCAAAAAGCGCACGTACAAGGTCTCCAAAGCCGAGTCGCGCATCCGCAATTTTCTCGTGGCAGGGCGAGAGGAGGGCCAGAAGCGCCTGCTCCTGTTCAACGGCAGCGGCGGCTACGGCGACCAGATTATGACGTGGCCTGTGGCCAAGATTCTCAGTCAGTGGTTCGACGTGCACATCCTCACCGACCCCGGCAACAACGTCTGCTGGTGGAACCTGCCTTTCGTCAAAAGCATCCAGACCATCCCGATCCAGTGGGAGATGATCAAGATGTATGACTACTTCGTTCCGTTTGAGGCGGTCGTCAACATGGATGAGCACCAAGATCAGGGTCACCCCGTGGACATGATGCTCCACAAGATGGGCCTTGATCCATCCAAGATTCCAGCCGAGGCCAAGACCGTAAAACCGAACTTCACGTACAGCGAGATGGCTTCAACGGCCATGTGGAAGGACAAGCGCGTTGGGCTCTACCAGTTGTCTAGCGCCAACCCGGTGCGCTGCCTGCCTGTCGGCGACAGCGTTTACCACCTGCTCAAGCTGGCTGAGGCCACGCCCGAGATCACGTGGCTGGGGCTCTACGATGAGTTCGTCCCAAAGGAATACAAGGAGACCCTCGACGCTAAAATCACCGAGTCGGGGCTGAAGAACCTCCAGTCGTACTGCTTCCCGAACCTGCGCGAGCTTTGGGTGACAACCCAGATCGCTTCCGTCGTTGTCTCGCCTGACTCGATGATGGCGCACATCGCAGGCTCGTTCGGAACGCCCTGCGTCGGCCTCTGGGGGCCGATCTCGCCCGATGTCCGGGTGAAGTACTACAAAAACCACTACCCGATTTACCACAGAGAGTTCTGCGTTCACGCTCCATGCTTCTGCTACATGGCGACGTTCCCGAAGTACTGCCCGGCTCGGCCCACGGCGCGCACGGCCTGTGAGGTCTTGGCGGGCATCGCGACGCACGAAATCATCGACCTCGTGAAGAAGGTTGCGCGGTAGTCTGCGTAAGTCCCTAATCCGTATACGCTTGCGGTGTGCAAATAAATCGAACTTAAACGTTGACTTTTTGTGCGTTCGCGCCGATCCTACGCACATGAAATCGAACACGATTACTCCTGAACAAGTCCGCGACACGATGCTCGCCGAAGGCGTGACCAGCTTCACTTCCGGTGACTACGCATCCAAGCGCATCGCTGCGAAACTCGGCGTGAGCGCTCAAGCCCTCTACGCCGCCATCCGCCGCAGCGCCGTTGTGCGCATTGTTGCTCCCTCAGAACAACCGGAAAGCCTTCAAGCGCAGGTCATGTACCCAGAGCTGTTCCGGTTCAAGGTCTACTACAGCGGCGACCGCCCAGTGAAGCGCTATTACTGGCTCAGGCCCGAGCCGAAGGCTGCCCCCATGATCACTGTCGCACCGCCCACGCCTGTCACCGCCAAGGACGACCTGAGCTGGGCCGTCCAGAAGCTGGAGCGCGCATGGGACATGGCGAGCCACAAAGGTGAGACCCCTATCGCAGCCTACATCCACGACGCGATCACGTTGATCAAGCGGGCCACCGTCAAGCTGTAACCATGCGATGAAAACCCAGTCCACAGCTATCGTTGCCAGCGTTTCTCGGCTTCATCGGGTCTT